ACGCATCGACGCATACCTTGGTGGGGGTGTAACCCACTCCCTCGCTTCCCTTGGAATTCTCAATCCATTAAATGTGGCTTGGGAATTAGTTCCGCTCTCCTTTGTTTTCGATTGGGCTTTGCCCATCGGTTCGTGGTTAAGTTCTTTGGACGCGGGTTTGGGTTTAACCCTCCGCGGCTTCAGTTCTACGACCTATAACCGTTCTGAGATAACCGGCAGTGCCTTTAATGACACTGACGGGCCTTGGAAATCGGAGGCGAATTGGAGCGTGACGAAGAGACAGTTGCAGGTCTTAAGAACCGTAAGCGGTTCTATACCTCTCCCGTCTTTCCCGAGTTTAAAAGACCCGGGATCCTTGGGACATATGGCCAACGGCTTGGCATTGCTTAGCCAAGCGTTTGGTCGTCACTAATCAACGTTACTTTACGGAGCACTAAATGCCCGCACTTGCAACATTGGCCGTTAATGACGGTCAGACCACTCCCGTCTCCCACAACTTTGATCCCGTCACTACTGACGGTTCAGAGGCTAAGTGGGCCGACAGGTCCCCGTCCATCCCAGCTGGCTTCCGCACCATCTCGCAAGAGGTGTTGCCGCCCGCCGGTGGACGCACCGTTAACAAGATTAACTTCGGGTTTTATATCCCCGTCGTTGCATCTGTCAACGGTGTCGACACTGTTGTTCGGTACAACAGCGCTCAGGTTATCCTGAACGTTGCTCCGGACAGCTTGCTCCAGGAGAGGAAGGATCTTCTCGCGTACGTTGCCAATACTCTTGGCCTCGCAACGGTGAAGACTTCTGTGCACAACCTTGAGCCGTTTTACTGACGGCTCGTGGAGAATCCTCGCTTGGACCGGACTTCTGCTAGCTTGCGTGCTAGTTTGGGCCTGGTTCTTGAAAGGACTTGCTTACATCTCGGGGTTTGTCGCTTATAGCGCTTAGCCCCCTGATGCTTGCTTTGTGTACCACCTTAAAAGGTGTCTCATGCGTCGTAAACGTCGCTCTGGTGCTGGCCGTATCGGTTTCTCCGATCAGCATTTCCTTGGGGTCGTTGCCTCCTTTACGGGAATTTCTCCCGTCGGGGATTTTGGCCGCGAGACTCCTCTAGACCTAAATAGTCTGGAGGGTGCCCGAGGTTCCTTGTTGTTAAGAGAACTCTATTCTAAGTACGACGACGGGAAGCCGTCGGACGAAAAGGATAGAGAGACGTGGAAGAGATTTCACGCCGCCGAAACACTTTGTCGGTCAACGAATCAATCATTCCGGAGTTTCGGCACGTTCAGCGACCCGTTTTGGGTCAAAGTGCGCGCTCGTATCCGGGATGCCCTTGGTTCATTTGATTGGGACGAGTGTTCTAAAGGCTTCGCGTTCGGACCTGGTGCTACAACTAGGTTAACACGAGCCGAAGCCCATGCTGCCTATAAATACTCCGGTATTCCGGAGAGCACCTCAGGAAATGCTGACCTCGCACGGTGCGTTATTCGCACCGTGCCACTCTGGGAACAGAGTGTCCGTTCTTTCGGAGAGGTTTCGGGGGACCTTATTCAGGTTGTCCCTGGTAATCGCATTATAACCGTTCCCAAGAGTTATAAGACGGATCGAACTATCGCTAAAGAGCCCTGTATGAATATCTATATTCAGAAAGGCATCGGGCGAGTCATTCGGAACCGTCTCCTCAGGGTGGGGGTTACGCTGAACGATCAGAGCAGAAATCAATGGTCTGCCTACCAAGGCAGCCTTGATGGGTCCCTCGCTACCATCGATCTCTCGATGGCTAGTGATACTCTTGCTTTTGAACTAGTAAGCTTCCTCCTTCCTAATGATTGGTGGTGGGCCTGCGAGCAGGCCCGTTCTCCAGTCGGGACTCTTGATTCTGGTAGCGTAATTCACTATCAGAAGTTCTCTTCCATGGGTAACGGATACACTTTTGAGCTTGAATCGCTCATTTTCTGGGCTATATGCCAGACAGTGTGTTGCCGTTATGGGAATGAGTTGGAAAGGCGCGTCAGGGTGTACGGCGATGACCTCGTCGTACCTACGGAACATTGCCAGGAAGTTTTGGCACGGCTTCATCAAGCCGGATTTAAGCCAAATGAAGGCAAAACCTTCCTTTCTGGACCGTACCGAGAAAGTTGTGGAAAACACTACTTTCAAGGCAATGACGTTACTCCCTTCTATATCCGGAGGCCGGTGCGAAAGCTCGACCGCCTGTTCCTTGTTCACAATAACCTGAGAAGGTATAGTGACCGAACGGGCGCTCTATGCGCAGAGCTATTAAAAACTTTGCGTTGCTTAGCACCGGCTTCTTGGAGAGACCCAAGGTTACCGGATGGATTCGGCGACGGAGCCTTCATAGGCGATGTCGACGAGTTATCCCTCGATTCCCATCCTTACGGCTGGGAGTCCTGGTTGGTTGAAGTTCTGGAAGTCACTTCTCGTGAACTCCAGGACGACATGCCAATGGGCCAGTTGCTGGCCTCTCTCGAGGCTAGCGATCGTGATGTTTCCTCCGCTGAGTTGAAGAAATTCGGCTCGGTGGTACCTGGAGGGCCTGCTGCGAAGCAAGCTTCTCCGTACGGTATCAGGGAGACGTCTAGTGGGCTGCCTGCGAAGGCAGAGGGGC